CTGGAAAGTAAGCCGCTGCAATAATTGCCATTCCTAATTTGACACTAGCTTGGTCTAAATTTTCATTCATAATTTGTTGAAAGCTAGCTTCACCAAGGGAATCTACAGCTGAAGAGTTGAATTGAGGAACAGGGCGATTAACATTACGCCCACTTAAATTGTTACGACCAAAGGTAAGTTCTTTCACAAACTTATCGTACGCCTTGTTTTCTTCAAGGATCGGACAAGTACGCCAATCTAACGTGTTTTGCGTTTGAGAGGTAAGAACGGAAGTATCTTGTTGACCTGAGTACATTGACCCAGCAACAGTCTCTTCAACCATCTCAGTGGTTGGATAAAAGCCTTCAAGCTTTTTAATGCGATCAACTATTCTGCGGACAGTTTCGTCTGACGCGAATTTATCATCTGATTCCTCGATGATGATATCAGTGATCGCGTCAATAACAGGCGACCCAAAACCTTTCGGAGTAGATGCCTTCCCGATATGATAAGCAAGAGCATATGACCATTCTTGTGAGATAGACTCAAAAGGATAAGTGTAATAGATAACTTCTAAGCCCGATTTAGGGTCGATGCCAGTGTATCTACTTAATGCTTTTGTGAACGCTGAGTCGACTGAGATGTTGCCCAATACCTTACTGGCTTGAATAGAATGCGACGTTGTACCTTCAGGCACAACGTAGGGTGCAACTTCTATACCTTGATCTTCCCCATCAGGTTCATCTGGTGCTGTTTTTGCGCTCGGCTTCGCACCTTTACCTTTTGCTGAAGCTGCAGCTATTTTAGCTGCCTCCTCTGCAACTACGGCGCCCTCTAAAATTACGTCGGGATTAAATTCATCTTCACCTTCGTCCACAGAGTCATCTGTAGGTTCGGATGCGGCTCTAACCGTAACGTTACGAGTACTGATTACAAACGGAAAACCTTTTCGGCCTGTGTAAGTAATTACACTACCGTCGGTTTGTGTCCAAACAACCGGTGATTTAACGTGGAATTCTACACCACCACCGGGTGTGGAACGTGTTTTAACGTGCATGTAATGACATTTAAGTAAGTCACGTTGTGCACGTACCTTTGCCTGGTTGTCAACAGGCCCAAATCCTTTTCTACCGCTAATGGGTAGAGGCGTCGCATTAAGTTCTGATGCCGTCAAAGAGATGACACCATGAATGCTTTTATTTTTGTTCATAGAATAATTTACTCCTGTTTAATATATTGACATCCCTTTACACTCCTTCCCCCTTTTAAATGAAGTTATTCTGGACGTTTGAAATATACACCGTAGTGCA